TACTACGTGTTACTTTATACAAGGTATTAAATATATTTTTAACGCCATTACTTAAACCTTTAGCGAGTTTTACTGTCGTGTTTTTAATAGCGTTCCATGCTTTACTCATCCATGATTTTAAAGCACCTACTATTTTCTTAACGCCATTACTCATGCCACGAATAGCATTTACAACACCATTTTTTATGGCGTTCCATAGTTTAATTGATGTTGATTTAATAAAATTCCATGCTGTTGTAATGAATTTTTTCAATCCATTAATTATGGTTTTAGCACCATTAACTAATGATCTAATAATTTTCAAAACACCGTTCTTAATAGCTGACCATGTTTTTAAGGAATTATTTTTAACAAAATTCCATAGCGTACTAAAGAATGATTTTAAGCCATTGAAACTAGCTCTTACTAAGCTGACTAAACTTTTTGCAATAGTAAGTATTCCAGTTTTAATTAAACTCCAAGTTTTTAAACTGTTCGTTTTAATGAAGTTCCAAATGCTTGAAATAATATTTTTTAACGCTTGAATAGGATGTTGGACTGCAAACTTAATAGCGTTCCATGTTACTTTTGCAGCGTTTTTTAAAACGTTCCAAATAGCAATAGTTGAGTTCTTAATTGCGTTCCAAATATTGATAATGTACGGTTTAAGAAACCCGAATACTGCTACTGCACTATTTTTTATTGCGTTCCATGCTTTTATCACAAAATTACGGAATGTTTCGTTATTCTTCCATAAATAAATAATGGCAGCAGTTAAAGCACCAATAACAGTGATTACAATACCAATCGGACCTGTCATAAATCTAAGTGCTAATCCTAGACCTTTAGTTGCAAGCGCTGCAGCTTTAGTAACAACTGACCATGCTTTTGTTGCAGCAGTTGTGATTTTAGCTTGTATTGCTTGTCTTTTCATTCCTAATGTTGCAAATGCACCTTGCGCACCTAATAACTTCTCTGCACCTGTGACAGCAAGTAAAGCACCTCTCATACCACTTAAAGCACCTTTAACTAGGAATATTGGTTTAAGTAACAGTAAGATAGCACCTGTCAGAGCTACTGTTGAACCTAGTATTTTACCTATCATCGGATGTGTATTAACCATGCTTGCCATCCAACCAGTTATAGCATTAGTTACTGATAAAGTTACCGACGCAACTGGAGCCATGCCTTTTACAAGTCCCCAAAGGACACCAGTAATATTTTTAATTAATTGCCATACTTTAGGACCGTTCGTTTCTAGGTATTCAACAAACTGTTTGAAACCGTCTGAACGTTTTAATTCTTCACTCCACTTTCTAAATCCTTCTGTTACGCTTTCTATACCTAATAACACGTTGTGAGAATGTCCACTAAATGCACTGAACAGATTGAATAAACCAGCAAACACATTACCGAATATTCTTCCAACAATAGGTAAGTTAGTTTTAGTGTATTCAACAAAACCATTTATCGCTTTAGAGCCTTCAACACTATTCGCCCATTTTCTAAATGACAGCGCCATATTCTCAAAGCCTTGTGATGCCCACACGAATAGTGGACTTAGCTTATTAAATACAGCAGTTGTCCCGTCTAAGAAATGGAAACCAGCAACTAATAGATGTCCGAAAGCTTTAGAGCCTTCAGTATTTAATATTTGAAATGCTTTTTTAGCATTATCTGATGTTCTTGCCCATTCTAATATTGAGTGGCTAGACGCTTCTATTTGTGCAGCTGTATCTGTTAAAAATGGTTTAAGACGTTCTAATGCAACTCTAGCTGTGTTAATTCCGTTAGACATTGTGTTAAAGATATATGACTGGTTTTGAGCAATAAGTCCTTCCCATTCATTTTTTAAACTACCCAACGCACTTTGATAACGTGATGTTTCAGCTGTGATTTTAAGCGTTCCATCTTCTAACATTTGTAGAGCGTATGTCGCTTGACCTGCAAACGCATTAATAGCGCCCATACCAATACCAAATGCACCACCTAGACCGATAGCACCTCCAGCTAATGATGTGAGCATACCACCGATGCCAGCACCAGCACTTACAACAGAACCCATGATAGGTACTAAGTTAGCAAATTGTGTAGCCATGATTTCGCCCACAACACCTTGCGTAACTTCTCCCACACTTCGTAAGGTTGTTGCTATTCTATCTGCGCTATCTCTAGCACCTGCAAAACCTGCCCCCATTAAAGTAGTAGCTAATCTCACTTTACGTTGTGACCTAGCAACTTCATCTAGTTCATCTGAAAGCTCATCTGCTCGACCTTGTGCAATTTGCATAGCGATACTCTCTTTTAAAATATCGTTACGCAATTTGTCGGCTTGTCTACTTGTAGAACCATGTGCTAATGACACTTCTTTTAAATTTTGTTTAAGTAAGTTGATGTTAGCTTTAGACTTAGTAATGGTGTAGTTCATTTCTGTTAAGTGATCTTTGTAGTTATCAACTGAACGTGTACCCTGTTTAAAAGCAATTTCACTCAGTTTTGCTCTGTTTTTAAGTTCACCTAAGCTATTCTTCACTTGGTCACTAGAACGATTAAATTGTTTGTAAGCTAATTCTGTCTCTTTTAACTCACGATTATAAGTTGAAAGTTGATTTTCTGCTTGTTGAACTGCTCTTGAGGCACTATTCAACTTTCTTTTTTGTTCTTCCGTCACTACATTAGATTTACTTATTTCAGCTCTAACATCTTCCAAGCTATCTTGTCGTTTTTTAAGCAAACCCTCTTGCGCTGTGATTGCTTTACCTAAATCTTTTTCTCTGTTTGCTAATTGTTCAGCGCTTAACTCATTTTTCTTAAATTCTGAACGTTGAGAACGTAAAGATTTATTGATGTTCTTTAGTTCTCGTTCTAATGTTCTCGAGGAGGATTTTATGGGGTCGACATCCATTGAAACCTCTGCACCTAAGTTAAAATCTGCCATTATTCCACCTCCTTATTTTTAAATTAATGCCATCATTTGTTCAGGACTTAATGCTCCTGCTTTAGCCACTTTAGAAGCCTTACGCTTACGTTTCTTCGTATTGAAGTATTTATCGAAATCTTCCATAACAATTGCGTCAACTTCATGTGGTTTGTACTGTGCGTCCTCAATGAAATGACAGTAAACTAAATAAATATCTTCGACTATTTCGTCTGCTGTTTTGTCTTTGTTGTAGTCGCTTTTTTCTTTGACTTTCCCGCGTCATTACTAGCGAAGATTTTGCTATAAGTATCTGGTAAACTGTTTTCAACTTCTAAACCATCAAACACTTCATCAATCGTGAATTGATTGTCGAATACTTTAACTAATAAATTGGCGAACTCATCGTAAATCTCGAAATCTTCATCGTTGCCTTCTTCTTTGATTTGTTCATTTAATTCTTCCGACTTATTTAAGAACTCTTTATACTCATCTGTTGCTTCTAGCTCGTCTAGTTCTTGATATAATTTTTCTGCTTCTTCATCTGTTTCTACATATGCTAATTTATTTTCTACTTTTTCGATTTTGTTTAAGATTGAACGATGTTTACGGTATAAGTTTTGTAACTCGCCGATTGTACTAAAACCTGTTTGTAATTTTTGTTCGAACTCTGCTTGCGCTTTAACTGCACCTAAATTCAATTTATCTTTAACAAATGTTTTATTCTTACCATCAATTTTTAAAATTACTTTAGCCATTTAGTATTGCTCCCTTATCAGTTATTTTTGTATACAAAAATAGGCGACTTATTACAGTCGCCTTAAATTATTTATGCAGCTGGTGTATTGTCAGCAGTCGTCACTGCGTCATCGCCATGAATTGCTTTATAAAATTCTTCTTCGTTGAAATCTGGGTCTGCACTATGAATACGTGCATATACTAATTTATCTTTATCACGTTGTACGAATGAACCTTCCATTTCTACTTGGTCTTGTTGTTCTGGACTATCTTCCATAGTAGAAGCGTTTGTGTTCGGAATATTGAAATTACCACGAGTTAAACCGTAATAGATGAATGTTCCATCGTTACAACGATATTTCCATGAAACTGATACATAAGGTGGTACTAAGTCGGAAGTGTATAATTCCATACCTTTGTCAACTTTTACTCCTAAGAACTGTTCACGTTCTTCTTTGTTTAATTCCATTAAATTCGCTGTAACTGTTGCGCCAGTGATACCACTGAATAAGTTTAATTTTTTAACTCCATCTGCATGTACTGGTTCGTTACCTTGTTCTAATTCCATTCCGATTTCTTGTAAACCTGGAATGTCTGTTAAAGGTCCTGCTTCATAACCGTTACCTTCTTGACGACGTGCTTTGAAACCTTCACATGTAATTGCTACTTTTTTATCTGCCATTATTAATTACTCCTTTACTGGTAAAATTATTTCGTATTCATTCATTTGATTAAAAAGGCCGAGTTTCTTATCTTTCAAAAGGTCTTGTCTTTTCACTCTGCCATTGCGTTGTTTGATAATGTCGTTCACATACTCACTTATTGTGTAAGTGGTATTGATATCATTACCAAACGTTTCAATGGCAAATAAAAAACGATAGTATTCACTATCGCCATCTCTATATATTGTGTTTTGTAATAATATTTCTGTAATTCTTACTAAAGGTGTGTATTCTGTTTTTTGATAGTTTTCAGGAATTTCAAAATTAAATATTTTAGGTTGCTTACTAGAATTGAGTAATCTCTCTAACTCTTTATCGCTTTTTAGCCATGAATATACACGTACAATAGGATGTCTAGTCAATATCAACCATATTCCTTACTGCTTCTTTATATATTGCGAGAATTGGTGCTTTACTCATTTCTAATGAACGTCGCATAAAGTGTTGTGGTGGTTGTCCCATAGAACGATTAGAAGGACGAGTACCGACATCTGGAAAGTGAATATACCAACCAGCGTCTTTACGTTTACGACCTTTATCAAAACCAACTGTTTTAGTTGGATTAAGTTCATCACGACTAAAATTAGAGATTTTTAATACCTCTACTGCATGTGTCGAATGAGTTTGTCGCTTGTGTACTGGTGTATTAGCCTCAATGTTAGCTTTGTAGAGTTTTGCAGCCTTTGTTACTGCCTGTTTTGATTGCTTTTCACTATTGATAACTAATTTTCTGATTTTATCTGATATATCCTTATCACTGTCGTAACGTTGTTTAGCCATTACTCTACCACCTCGCATTTCAACATTTGACGCTCTAAATCTTGTAAGTCTGTTTCAATATATTTAATCTTGTATTCTTTTTCTTTGAATTCAACTATCATATCTGACTGTATATCAGCCTTTTGTCTATAACGGATAATAAAGTCGATTGTTCCTTTTCTTGCCTCTAGGCCCATTTCTCTAAATTCTTTTATTGTGGTTTTTGACACTTCGCAATAAGGAGTGGCAATCAACTTCTTATCTGTTACATAGATACCTTCATCATTGACTGTTTCAGTTTCGTCATAAACCTTTATTCGATGTTTGAGCCTTCCGATTTCCATAAAGCATACGCTCCTCTCAAACTTTGAATAAGTGCTAGTGATGAAGGTGCTACATTATGCTTAGCGAATTGACTTGTAGTTGATCTATTCTCGTAGTGGTGGCCAACTTGGTTAATCACAGCTAAGTTATAAAGTGCATTACCTTTATAAAAGGCGTTTGCTTTGCCATAACCACTTACAGCACCTTGTATTTCTTGTTCAGACGCTTGTATCAACCCTAGAATTTCATCATCATCAAAATCATGGTCAACTCTTAAACGATTTTTAACTTCTTCAAGTTCCAAAGTAAGCATTTAATCACCTACTTTTTGTCTTTATTATCAATACGTTCTAAGAAAGGACCTTCATACCCTTTATCTGATAAAGTTTTCTCAATTTCTTCTGAACGTTTGACAGTCATCTCAACTTTTTCATTTTTAATTAGTTTTTTTTCTAACTCTAAATCC